TAAGAACGAAAAACAAGAAGACGTCCTAGCTTCATATTTAGCTTACATGGACTCTTTATCAAAAATCATAGACCATTCAGCCAACAGGCTCAACAAGATAGACGAGAAGGGTACTTTCAAATCTGATGATGAAATCGGATGGTTCTTTGGTGAGGTTCTAAACATACAATCAAGGTTAAACAATTTTAGATTAATTAACACCGAGAATGGAACCAGAGAAGAAAAAGAGAAAACCGAAAAGTAAAAACTATTTTACAGCTGATACTGAAGCAGCCATCATAAGGTTCAACCATGAACTAGATTCAGAGATCCGTAGTAAGATCTACAGAGAGGAGCTACACCACGCCTTCTTTAAATTAACCCAGAACTTAATTCACACTTTTAAATTCTACTATACAGAAGAATCTAACTTAGAAGACTTACAGCATGAAGTTATAACCTTCCTACTATCTAAGTTACATTTATTTGATCCTTCTAAAGGAGCTAAGGCTTATTCCTATTTCGGAACTATAGCCAAGCGTTACCTTATAGCATCTAACGAGAAGAATTATAAGAAGAGAATGCAGCTTTTATCCTTAGATAGTATATCGATGGAGGAAGATGGTGAATGGAGTCATGGAGAATTACCTGATCTATCTGCAGAAGATTCTAAGAATACACATCACGTCGACGAACTATCGGAATTCATCGACCAATACGTAGACTTCTGTACCGAGAATATATTTAACTTATTTCCTAGAGATGAAGATGCACAGATTGCAGATGCTATCCTTGAATTATTTCGTAAGAGAGAGCATATCTCAATCTTTAATAAGAAAGCACTCTATATCTACATCAGAGAAATAGTAGACGTTAAGACTCCTAAAATCACTAAAGTCGCTAATGACTTAGGGGATATCTACAAGAAACATTACATACACTACTTAGAACACGGTTATACAGACTTCAGAATCTAGTAGAATTCTATTTATAAAAAATAGTCTTCCTTATGAGTCTAGAAAAAATCATATTCAAAGAAAAACGCTTCTCCGATTTATTGGAGGAGATTTATGATAATCAAAAAAGAAAAGAAAAGCAGATCTCCGGGCTTATAGGTGAGTTACGTCCTTTAATTCAAGACACCGGAGATGCTACTATCATAGTTCCTCTTATTAAAGAGTATATGGAGATCGGAGTTAGAAACGATGACCAGTTAGTTAAGATCGCAACAATCCTTCAACGTATATTTCAAAACCAGGATTCAGGAGCTGAAGGCTTCGGTATTTCTGATGAAGAAAGGGAGCAGCTTTTAAAAGAGATTGAAACTATTCAATCCAAACCAGAACCACCACAGTTACCAGAAGGAGGTAAAGATCAGTAATGGCTAATGGCGGGTTTCTAGCGCTTAATAATGCCACCAGGGTTAAAACTCCTCAAGTCGGTGGTATACTTGATGGCTTAAAACTAAGCGATCTAGCCCAGAATACCGGTAGAGTATTATCAGTAGTCTTAGATGAAACCCATCCACGTTATTCAGAATTAGGAGGACCTAAAGCAATAGGAGCAATCGAGTATGTAGATGTAAGAGGAGCTTCTATAGACTACTCTACAGCAGTAAAGAATCAAAAATATACTGTAGCATACCCTATAGATCCATCTTCAAAGAAGTATCCGCTAATAAACGAGATCGTATTCCTAACTGCACAACCTTCCAAGAATATACAATCTAAGACTACGGCTTTTAACACGTATTATGTTAGTATTGTAAATCTTTGGAACCATCCACACCATAACGCAATACCATACTCTGCAGGATCTAATACTGCTGAAAATTCAAAGAACTACCAAGACACCGCTGTAGGTAGTGTCAACAAACTAACAGACTCCACAGGTACAATTAAATTTGGAGAATACTTCAAAGAAAAGCAGGATATAAATCCGTTAAAGCCTTTTGAAGGTGATTTTATACTAGAAGGTAGGTTTAGTAATACTATTAGACTAGGCAGTACTGGAGGTACTAGTCCTTGGTCCTCAACAGGGGAGCAGGGTAGTCCTATTATGATCTTACGGAACGGACAGGGTAGTTCTTACTCTAACGCTTGGGAATTAATCACAGAAGATATCAACACAGATGCTTCTTCAATATACCTGACAAGCAATCAGAAGATCGGAATAATTCCTAGCAGCGTTAACGATTATTATTCCTATACCGATAAACCAGAAGCGGCGGATAGCTACACAGAGAATCAGATAATACTAAACTCAGGTAGATTAATCCTAAATTCAAAATCAGATCACATACTCTTGAGTTCTGCTAAAACTATCAACTTAAATGCAGAAGAAGGTATACACTTTGATACAACTAAGGATGTAGTTATACAGTCCGGAAAGACACTAATAGGTTCTAAATCAGCAGATGAACCTCTACTCTTAGGTGATACTACAGTACTTCAGTTAGGAGAGATGCTCTCCATACTTAAAGAATTACTTTTAGCAGCCTCTACAGCAGGAAATGCCGGTGGGCCGTTGCTGACTTTGAATTCAAGAGCACTAGACCTTCTAACCAGAGCTAATCTAATAAACTTAGAATTAACTAAATCAAAACGTAATTTTACAGTCTAATGCCCACTCCTGCACAACTCGAACAGCAACTACAGGCCGATAGGCTAAAAAGAAGTTCCCTAACTTCTAAACTAAATATAGAGAAAAGCTTCTCAGCAGATATACAAGCTCCTGAACCTCAAAGTGTAGGAGGTTTAGATAAATTAAACCAGCAGATTAATAATACAGTAGAGGGAGTGAAGGGTAAGGCTGCTACTGAAATCTTTGGAATGGCTGGTGCTCTAGGTATAACAGGAATCGGAACCGGTAATATAAACTCTCCAGAATTATGTCCAGACCCTTTACTAATACAGCAAATCTTACAGAGACGTAACGCTCTAATATCTCAAATAGAAACATCAGCAGCTTTTATAAACATAGTTGATAGAGTTTTAAATATAATCTCTCAAGTTATCTCCGGAACAGAGACAAGCTTAAGTGCTCTGAATTTAATTAAGACTTCAACTGCTGCAGCATCACAATTCCTTCCAGCAGTACCTGGAGCAGTATCCGCAGCAATTTCATACTTTGACGATATTAGAACTATTCTAACATTTAAATCAGACGGTAACCCTAAACTGCCGGAACTAAAAAGAGCTGTTGATACTGGATCAACTTATGTTACAAGGGCTGCTCTAGTATTTAATTCAATCCTACTAACACTCAAGGCAGTAGATCTCTTTTTAGAGAAATGTGGAGGAGACCTTGGAGAACCTAGTGAAGACTTAAATACCCTGGTAGCTAAAGGACAGGCAGTTGCTAGTAACAGTTTTGAGACTTCTTATAAAGGGTTTACATTCCAAGTTATAGAGAAACCATTCTCACCCACAGTCAACCGTAAGATCGGACAGGCACTAAACAGTCAAGGAATAGTACTACTAGAAACAGACCCATCCTTCACCACAGACCCTCAAGTACTAATTGAGGAACTAAAACTCATCATAGATCGAGATAATCTAAAAGCAAACTAAGAAATATTTATAAATAATGAAAACAGACGCTCTAAAGAAATTAATTAAAGAAGCTGTTAGAGAAGCAATTCAAGAGGAATTAAAAGACATCCTTTTGGAAGCAGTTCGTTCACCTAAACAAGTTGTAACTGAGAACGTTCAACCGGCCGTAAGACCGGCAGCACCTTCACCACAAACCGGCCCTTCTGTAAGAGAGAAATATTCCTCTCTACTAGATGGAATGGCTCAATCAAGAAACGGAAACCTAAACATGACTTCAGCCGATGCTATGGGCTTTGGAGCTACACCAGGTTACAGACCGCCAGTCTCTGCTAATACAGCCGGAGAAGGATCTGCATTACCTCCAGGTGAAGTTTCTCTTGATCAAGTATTAGGATTCATAAAGAAATAAAACTTAAATGGCCTTTCGGATAAACACAATTAACCCTTTAGATATTGATCCCTCAACAGGGGTAGGTGTAAGTCTACGTTATGCATCCGAAGGAGTCTTTGAGACTACATACACAACTGCTCAAGCTACTAAGAATAACTTAATTAACTTTATATTAACCGGACAGGGTACAAGGTATTTAAACCCAACCTTTGGATTCGGAATACAGAGTTACCTCTTTGAACAGTTAAATAATGAGACTGTTGAAGGACTGGAGGAAGATATTCAAACAGCAATAGCAGAGTTATTCCCCACAGTTACTGTAGATAACCTAACTATAAACCTACTTCAGGATACTAACCAGTTAGATGTAAAGTTAACCTTCAGCATCGCAGGAGAACAAGATAACATAGACATAACCCTTGGATAAAAATGGCCGTTAGAAGAGATATAAAATACCTAAACAGAGAATTCAGTACCTTACGTACTGATTTAATTAATTACGCTAAGACCTACTTCCCGGCAACGTATAACGACTTTACCCCTGCTTCACCAGGTATGATGTTCTTAGAAATGTCTGCCTATGTTGGAGATGTAATGTCTTTTTACTTAGATAATCAAATTCAAGAAACATACTTACAGTATGCCCGTCAGACAGAAAACCTGTTTGAATTAGCGTATATGTTCGGGTATAAACCGAAAGTTACAGGGGTTGCTACAACAACCATTGATTTTTACCAGCAAGTACCCTCCAAACTCTCCGGCAGTGTTTACGTTCCGGATTTTGATTATACCCTACAGGTACCGGAAAACTCTACCTTAACTTCAAACCAAAATACAAGTGTTAAGTTCCTAGTACAGGACAGTGTAGACTTTTCAACCTCCTCATCTTTAGATCCTACCGAAATAACAATCTACCAAACATCTGGTATAAACCCGGTAAGTTACCTCTTAAAGAAGAGCCGTCCTGCAATTTCTGCAACCGTGAATACAGTTACATACTCCTTCACAGATCCGGTACAATTTGATACTAGGACCTTATCTGCAGCCAATCTAATAGGAATTTTAGATATTGTAGATTCTGATGGTAATGTATGGTATGAAGTAGATAATCTAGCACAGGATAGTGTTTATATAGGAAGAAAAAATACACAAGCAAACTTCCCGAATACGGCAGCCACTGATGCACCTAACGTCCTAACTCTACAGCAGACACAGCGTAGATTTGTGACCAGGTTCTTAGATTCAGGTTCATTACAGTTACAATTTGGTGCAGGTAGTACCGGTGATACAGATGAGGTTATTGTTCCAAATCCAAACAATGTGGGTTTAGGATTACCTTTTGAACAATCAAAACTTACAACAGCATTCTCTCCTACTAATTTTATATTTACAAAAACTTACGGAATAGCACCTTCTAGCACTACATTAACTGTTAGATACTTGACCGGAGGAGGAGCAGTAGCTAATACACCAGCTAACACCTTAACAAACTTAACTGCAATACCAAGCTTCCAGAATCCAAATCTTACCGGAGCAACAGCAGATCTCTATTTTAACTCTCTAGCTGTATCTAACCCAGTAGCAGCAGAAGGAGGATCTTCCGGAGATACAATTGAGGAGATTAGACAGAATACCATATCTAATTTCTCTACCCAATTAAGAAACGTAACCCCGGATGATTATTTAGTAAGAGCAGTATCACTGCCTTCACAGTATGGTACCATTGCTAAAGCTTATATCGAAAAAACTAAAGCAAGTAATGTAGGAATAGGTGAAGTAGCCTCTACTTTAGATCTATATACCTTAACCTATGATGAGAATGAGCACCTGGTAACCTGCTCACAGACATTAAAAAATAACCTAAGAACCTATCTAGCACAGTATAGAGTAATCGGAGATTCAGTTAGAATACAAGATGCTTATGTAGT